GACGAAATCCCCTTGTGCCTCAGGACCCCATAGAAGCAGAAGAGAATGACCCATAGAATCTGCTGGAGTACTAACTGCCGCAGTAAGAAAGTTTGCACCCTCAAGATAGGAGGACGCCAACCCGTGAGTATACCAACTCGTGACGAAAGCAGTCCCAGTAAGCCAACCGCCAATAGCAAGATAAGCAGTGGGAAAAAGAAGAAGTCCAGACCAACCAACAAAAACGAAACGATCTCTCTTAAGCCAGTCATCCAGGACATCAAACCACCCCCTTTGATTTTGTTGTGTTAACGTTGATGCTACCATTTTTTTTATCCTTTGAATCTTTTAACCAGAATAGTTGTGGCCAAGTATCTCTAATGATATTAGCCAATTTGTAAGAAGAATTTTGAGGTATCACTTGGTGTATTTTCGTAGATGGACGAGTCACCATAAGTTTTGTGATCTTTGTATCCAACCATACGTCCCTTTGTATTCTGAAGAGCGGGCATGAAGACGATGAAGAAGAAGACTCCAGGGGCACCGACGAATACGACAGCGACGATCACATAGTAAGTAAGTAATTCAATCATAAAACTTTACATAATTAGAGAAAAAAATAGGACCCCGAAGGGTCCTACCAAGTTGTATGTAACCTATATCAACCGATGCTAGGAGCGGTGAGTGCCACAGGAGTGGACTCAGCAGCAGCAAGGTCGAGAGGGAAGTTGTGAGCGTTACGCTCGTGCATAACTTCCATACCCAGACCAGCACGGTTGAGCACGTCTGCCCAGGTGTTAATCACTTTGCCTTGCGACTCAACAATCGACTGGTTAAAGTTGAAACCATTGAGGTTGAAAGCCATAGTGCTAACGCCAAGCGCCGTAAACCAGATGCCCACCACGGGCCACGCTGCGAGGAAGAAGTGCAGAGAGCGGGAGTTATTGAAAGAAGCATACTGGAAGATCAAACGACCGAAGTAACCATGAGCGGCAACGATGTTGTAGGTCTCTTCTTCTTGACCAAACTTGTAACCATAGTTTTGAGACTCGGTTTCAGTAGTTTCACGCACCAGAGAAGAGGTGACGAGACTACCATGCATGGCGGAGAAAAGAGATCCACCGAAGACACCTGCGACGCCCAGCATGTGGAAGGGGTGCATCAGGATGTTGTGCTCTGCTTGGAAGACAAGCATGTAGTTAAAGGTGCCACTGATACCCAGGGGCATTGCGTCAGAGAAAGAACCTTGACCGAAAGGATAGACCAGGAAGACTGCGGATGCTGCTGCAACAGGTGCAGAGTAAGCAACACAGATCCAAGGGCGCATACCCAGGCGGTAGGACAATTCCCACTCACGACCCATATAAGCATAGATGCCAATCAGGAAGTGGAAGACTACGAGTTGGAAAGGACCACCATTATACAACCACTCATCGAGGGTTGCTGCTTCCCAAATAGGGTAGAAGTGAAGTCCAATAGCGTTGGAAGAGGGGACAACAGCACCAGAGATGATGTTGTTACCGTACATCAGTGAGCCTGCAACAGGTTCTCTGATACCATCGATGTCCACAGGAGGAGCACCGACAAAGGCGATGATGAAGCAGATGGTTGCTGCCAACAGTGTTGGAATCATCAGGACGCCAAACCAACCAACATAGAGACGGTTGTTAGTGCTGGTAACCCAATCGCAGAAGGATTCCCAATTTGATTGTTGCTGTTGTTGTACTAGTGTAGAGTTTGCCATTTTGAAATGAGAGTAAGTAAGACCGTAGGGAAACGGTGTTAGTAGTATTCCTGTAGCACCCTCAGCTGCAGGTATGAGAGACTGTTATTTAATGACGCTGTTTAGTCTCGGTGAGGCGTCAGTTGTATCGTTTTGTAACGATGCGTATACTATATAGGGTTTTCCGTATCTTGTCAACCGTAATCGAAGGTGGACTCTAGGAAAACTGACATAGGGGGACAGGTCTGAGCATACTCTTGCACACGCTTGTGCTTGGATGCCCACTCGTCAACCTTACGTCGGGAAACAAGCTCAGGATACTTGAAGTATTCATGGAGGCGCTTGTTGACAGTAGTATAACCAGATCCTGCGAGGATGTGGAGGATCGGATCGTCTGTAGAGAGGAGGTCGTTACCATTCATAAGATATTGAATATCATTATGAGCACCTGTGAGATCATACTCAACACGGTCACTGACATGATTCCAAAAAGGAGTGTCGCGGCGACGACTGTAATAATAGTGTGCCTCTACAAACTCACGCCATCCATCCATATGCTCAGCGAGGTTGTGATTGAAACGATCACGCTGGAATTGTCCAGGCAGAGGTGCCTCTTGTAGGAGGTCCATGAGAGCAAGGATGCCATGGTGTGTGTTGAAAAGACTTGTAGATTCTAGCGGCTCGATGAATCCATATGAGAGTCCGATGGACACACAGTTACCTGTCCATGCCCTCTCGTGTCTGCCGTTGTCAAACTTGACTAGGCGAGCATCGTCCCAACCAAATTCTTCCCATGCCGCATCATCAGTTTGAAACTGAGAAGAATACACATACCCTCTACTGATGAAATCATAGGTAGGGATAGTCCACTGCCATCCAGCAGACATCGCTTTGGCATTGGTGTAGGGCACCATCTCTGCCTCACGATTGATATAGTCAGTCTTAAATACAAGTGCTCTATCAGTTATGATAGATGAGAAGGGTTTCCACTGACTAAGCGATCCTGCGAGCACTGCTTGCTGCCCAGTACAGTCGATAAAGAGATCACCAAAAATCTTTTCTCCCCCGAGGGAGTAAGGACCACCTGCGACCACGACGTGCTCGATGTCCCGTCCCTTAACAGCAACAGACTTAACTTTGTTATCAACCACCTTAAGATCTTTGCAGAAGGTCTTACGGAGGAAGTCGGAGAATGCTGCTCCATTGATGTGGAAGGATCGGTCTTTGGATAGGTCATAGGGCTCTAGAATATCTTTATTCAGTGGGAGTCGCCCTGCTTCTGCCACTGTAACAAATGGCATGAAAACCTCCGAGAAGGGAGGTAGATTCTCTGGATGAAATGCTTTGGCGAGCATCCACTCCTGAAATTTTACGGTCTGTAGGACAGATTGTCCATTGGGATAATGAAATACTTCACCTTGCTTCACGAATCCATCAAACCTAGAAGATGATTTGAAGGTTGCTCGTGCAGCAGGAAGGAATACCTCATCAGTAATCCCCATATACTTGAGGTACTGATTGATGTGAGGCGTAGTGCTTTCGCCAACACCAATAGGATCTCCGCTGGAGATCATAGTGATGTCCCATTGAGGAAAGGTTTTACAAAAAGCAGCGGCAGTCATCCAACCTGACGTGCCACCTCCGACAATCACAATACGCATACTATTCGGGTTTAGGTTGCTGTTTCTTTGCTCGCTTTAGCATCTTAACGTATGCCAACTCGTATTCACTATACCAGTCAGGATGCTTCTTCGCTCGCTTGATTAGTTTCTTGATCGCTTTCTTGTCGCTTAGGTCCTTCATTTATTTTCTGCCAGAGGGAAAACTCTTTTGAAATTCCGTCGCCAACAAAAGCATAAAGGTCCCCATTGTGGGACCTCAATTCTTCTTCTAATTTTTCTTTCGTGTCAGGTATCTTCAGCATACCGTTTGACACATAGTAGTGACAGAATTCATACACTTCTCTATTTATGGGGATTCCCTGATGTATAAAAGCGGTGAGGCAAATCTGCCTCTCTGTCATCTTACCGTCGTCGTAGCGCCAGTCATCAATCATACTTCAATCATCCTAAATTCTTTCTTGGTTTTGAAGGCACCTTGTCCTGCTTGACACAGGTATAACAAAAACTGAGCCTTGTGTAAAGAGAGATTGGAATAATTCTTTAGACGAATCCAATCTCCTTCCCAGTAAAACTCCAGACAATACATTGTCTCATCCAAACATCTTAAGTTTATTTAGATATTCGTATGCATATGCCTCTCGGTTACCTTTGATACCCCAACCCAACCAACGGTAGGCAGGTTTCATATAGTAACTGATTGATTGTCCTCCACCTTGGAAGTAAGGGAGTTGACGCTGGAAGACACTCTCGTTAACCATGTAACGGAGTTGGCAGTTGAATTCGGAGGGGTCACAGAAATACTTCTTGGCAAACTTGCCAAGGTTATTGTACCTGTTTACGCTGGTCCACTGAATGATGCCATAACCACCCCGATGGCAATCGTGGTAAGGAACTCTAGCACCTCCCTCGCATATATTGGCAATGAAATTAGACTCCTGTCTAATGTTGCCAAGAATTGTAGCAATAGCATTTTTGTCGTTGATCTTTACGTCTTGAAGATACGCTACGACTTTCTTCTCCTCAGGTGTGCAG